CGTAGCCCCACTGTGCGCCAGCATTGCCGGTCTTCACGCGGAACTGATACGAAGAACCATCGGTGGTCACGGTGCGGGACAGGCCGCGCATCGGGTTTGCCAGACGCAACTGAGCGAAGATCGGGTCATAAGCGGTACGCCCACCCTTGCCGTCACCACCAGCCGTCAGCGCAGAGGCTTCCTTCAAGTAGGCTTGCATCTGCTCTTCGCTTTGGAACATCACCAGTTCCTTCTCAAACTGGGACTTGCCAGAAGAGAAAGACTTGAGTTGCTCACGGACAGCGCGGTTCACATCCTGGCGAACGGACTTGGGCAGTTCACGGATGATTGCGGGGGCCTGCACCTGGGCGACCTTGGCCTCCAGCGAAGCGATCTTGTCGGTGACTTCCGACTTGACAGCTTCAACCGCAGCTTCGATCTTAGCGGCTTGCTGGGCTTCGATTGCGTCCAGCTTTTCGAGGATAACTTGAGACATGCTTAACCTTTCAGTCGTTGAGATAGGAGTTTGAGAAGTTCGCGCTCTTCAAGAGCCTTCAGAATCTCCGTTTCGGTCACATCCGCATCAGACTCACTCTGCGGCGGCGCATCAGGCTTGACTTCAACAACATCACGCTGTTCAAGCACTCGCCTAAAGATAGATGCGGAAGTGACCGCATCCTTCTTGGACAACCCAGCATCACGCAAGGCCAATTCCAAAACCTTCAGATCGGCAGTGCCATCAGGTCGGAAGAACTCCAACTTCTTGACCTCTGCCGCCGGATTATTGGGGTACATGACAACAGAGACTTCTCGCAAACCACCCTTGGTGATTTGAAAGTATCCGTCTCCCATGTCGCCTTGATCGCACATATCACCGTTTTCTTTGACCATGCTGTATTCGTCGGCATAAGCACCAACGGATACCCCACCAAACATGGCAGGACTCTCGGTCATGATTTGGTACATATCCGAACCAGCAGTGGTGTTCAGATACAAGCGACCACTCGCATTCATGCCCTCATCGTCAAACTCAAACGAATCCCACTGGCCCACAGGCATGGCATCCGCGGCGTGGTTGACGAACATAGGAAGCGGGCGACCCGCCTTGGAGAACTCTTCTGCCCAGGTAGCGAAACCCTCAGGCTTGTAGAAGAATTTGCGACCGTCTGCGCCTTCCCGTGCCCCCCAAGTGGTGACTCGGGCTTCAATCTTTCCCGTTGGCTCTTGGCTTGCCTTTTCGGGGAGACTGAGCTTTGCTTCGCAGACTAATTGCAGTTGTTTCATTGATGACCCCTAGTTTACTTTGGTCAGTATCTTGTATTTTAGGGGCGATCCTAGCATCAAATGCAACAGATTGTCGCACCTGATTAGCCAATGCTACCAGAATTCGCGGGTCAAGTTGTGCCAATGTTCATCCTTTGACGCTGCGCTCCACCACCACCACCAGTGTCTTGGGGGCTTGAGCCTGGAATATTCTGATCCTTTGCATTAGAAACCAACTTACCAGCAGACTCATCACTTGAATAAGCCATGCCCAGATACTCTCGCGCTTCGTTGGGGGTCATGATGCCACCAGAGACGCCCGCCTTAGCGAAGTTCATCTGATCCAGAGGAGCGCCCTTGAGGAAGTTGCGAGTATCAAACTCAATGCAAAGATTTGGGTAGCCAGAAAGGAGGTGCTGCTTCAGCTTCTGCTGGACATTGACCAGAATCGGGTAGATGGTGGACTTGTAAAACTCATCCAGCATCGTCTGTGTGTTGTTGTACTTGGATTCACCAATTCCAATCATGGAAGGAGGCACACCAAACACACCGCACAAGCGCTTCATGGTCTGCAGCTTTAATTCACGCGCATCAGCGTCCTGCAGGGTCAGCATCTCCAAAGGAACATACTTCATGCCTTGATCAAGCAGCATTCCTTGGCCTGGTTTCGAAGGATCAGTGCGCTGGGAACCCGTCATGTTCGCCCAGGCTTCCTTCAGTCGAGCGGCGATCTCTTTGTACTTGCCATCAGGAATCACTGAATCGGTAACAAACATCCCAGAGGGCTTGGCTCCGTTCAACATCACATAGTTGGAATAAAGGTCGATGTCCTGATCCAGGCTGACCAACTCCACGGCTAGGATGCCCTTGTTGAAGCCGCCAGTTCCTTGCCAAGCCATGTCCATACAGTGCATGACCTGATGGGCCTGGAGCGGATCGTCCTTGGAGAACCCGTAGGAAGAGGTTGATAGGCGATAGAGAGGGTAGCGCGTAGGAGTAATCTGAATCGTTGCCATCGTGCTGTCCAAGATAAACATCTCGGAAGGCGTCTGGGTCGGGTTCTCGTTGTCTTTGCGCCACCAAAGGGTGTACGTTTCGCCCGTCAGTTCATGCCACATGAGCCACTGATACCAGAACTCGTACTGGGACTGAAACTGGTTGGGGCTTTGCAGCAGGTTCAAGACCTGTTTGGCCTTGATTCGATCTCTTGCCGTTACACGTTCATCTTTGATGGCATCAACATAGGTTCCTTCAACCTCGCACATGACACGCAAAGGAAGCTGGCTAACCGCTCTAGCCTTGGCACCAATACATGCCATCACCGTCGAATTGCGACTCAGGGTCCCTACGTTGATCTGTCGGCCAGCATCATTTACTGAACTGGTCGTGACATACAAAAGTTGGGCATTCTGAGCGCCATTGCCGGAAGTTTGCCGCGCAACTTGGTTACCAAGTGCGGTTTGACCGAACAAAGAATTAGCCTCTTTGGCCGTCGTTTTCTTACGGAATACGTCCAAAATGCCCATGTCAGACCCCTTTTCCTACATATTACCACTCTAACGATCTGAAACCAAACGAATCTGAGACGAATACGTTATCAATGTGGGCGTGAACTGCCATGATCATCGCAATGATGCCGTCAACCTTTGCTGATGGGTCTGCTTCGTTCTTCCGCACTTTGATGTTGTCGTTCACATCCTTGTAAACCTCGCAGTTCTCGAGTTGCCAGCCTACAAAAGGATTCCCATCGTGGTGGATAGCCTTTTGCATGATCAACTCTTCTGTCAATTTGCTTGGGGCTGACAGCATAGCCATACCCTGGCCCACCTTGACCACCGGCAGACCGTCAGCGTACAGGTTGGCGATCAGCGCCGCTGCGTTGTAGGGGTCATAGTTGATCTGCTTTATTTCATGTACCTCACATAGCTGACGAATGTACGCCTCGATTTCCCCGTGGTCAGTGACATTACCCGGAGTGAGCTTGAGAATCCCAGAAGCCTGTGCCTGTAGGTAAGTCGGTCGGTAGTGATTTGGAATGAACTCGAGAGACTCCTCGGGTAGGAAGAACTGCCACTCAGCCCAGAAGTTGTCTTCAGCGTATCGGTGAAGCGTACAGATAGCGTTGAGGTCTCGAGAGTGCGCCAGGTCAAATGCCACAAAGGTAGATTCTGGTTTATCAGTTGGCTTTGCGGATACGGATGCATCCCAGAACCTGCGATCCACCCAAGCAGCATTTGCCGAGACGTAGACATTCAGTTGCTTGCACAGGAACTCGTTAAGGCTTGCGGGTTTTGCTGATGCCTCATCGGCCATATGCTGGATGTGCTCGGTTGAGACAGAAACTCCCAGCATTGGGTTGGCCTTAGCCCAGGTGTTTTGGTCTTGCCAGTTGTCTCCAGCGTCAATGGAGTAAAGTAAGCCGAACCAACGACCATTGTCCTGCGCTGATCCCTTAAGAACCGTTCTAAAGTAACTGAGGTCTTCATAGAACTTGGTTTCCTTGGTGAAACTGGCAGTCGTGAGGTACATCCGTAGCGGATTCTTACGCGCACCCATACCAGAGTGAAGAACCTCAATCGACTGACGCTCAACAATCTGAGCCGCCTCGTCAATCATTGCGCAGGACGGGTTTTTGCCGTCGCCAGTCTTGCGGTTCTCTCTGCTCAGTGCCCGATAGGTAGAAGTCGAGTCGCCCTGCTTCTTGATCTCATGCCGATAGATAAGGTATTTCGCGGCCAGGTTGGGGTCCATCGACTCGATGATGGCTTTCGAGGAGTCAAAGCAGATCGTCGCCTGTTCGCGGCTTGTGGCAAGCGTAAACACCTCGGCACCAGCATCGCCGAACATCAACTCATACAGCGCAATGATGGACGCGACCGTGGTCTTCCCCGACTTGCGAGGCACGAACAGGATGACATCGGTGACCCACCGTTTTGAGTGGTCAGCCTTCGCTCGAAACCCGTAGATGCCCGCCAGGAAGAGGACTTGGAACGGCTGGAGGTCAATTGGCTTCCCCGCGTCAACACCCTTCACATGCTTGCAAAACCGGGTGAACTTGAGGATGTGTTCGGCTTTGGCAGGGACAAACTCGTAAGCCGCATCCTTGCGCTCCACCATGTCCAAGAACCTCTGGCAGGCTAACTTGACATCCTCACAGGCTTTGATGTCGCCGCGAGTAACGCCTATCGCATAGTCAAACGCGGGTTTAAGCAGCGGTGAAGAGTTCATCGACATCAGTAGGCTTATTTACTTTCTTGGGGCGACCGCGGGCAACCAGACCCAGTTCACCAAGAATCTTGATGATCTTGTCAATGCTTTCGTTTCGCAGCTTGACCCAGCCAGAAGTACCAATTCCAGCAGCATATTGGCTTATGTAGCCCTCTTCCTTGATGTGTCTCTGCGCCTCAGTCAATGAGTCCATCGTCACAATCATTGACGCAAGCAGTGTTTCATCACTTGCGCTTATAGAACCATAGGTGTTCTCCAACTCATCACGAATAAGAGTCTCAAAAATCTTTGCATCCCAACTATCCGGTTCGGTAAAGAACCCAATGATCTGCCTTGGAGGCTTTCGCATCTTCATGGTTGTCCTTTCTGTCTCAGCATCAAATTAACCGAAAACGTGAGTCCCAACATGCTTTAGCCTTGTTCCATACGCAGCCCAAATCTTGCCGCCAATGGATCGCCAAAGTTCACAGAAATGATAGTCCTCAGAGAGATAGTAACCTCCAGCGTCAGTGCTGCAATCAAAATACAGTGGCTTTGCAACAGGTGTGGACTTCCCATCTCTTCCTGCGTCAATGTGGTGTTTCACATGCGTCTTTAATTTCACAAACACATCACGCTTGATCAACATACAACCAGTGCCGATATGCTTAACCTCCATCAAGCCTGGGCGAGAATCGTTGCCATCACCAGAAAAGTTGATGCACGTTTCCGCAGTTGCTGTTTGTATTTGATAAGGATCAACCGTTGGATTTGCTTGCAAAAACTCTTTTACAAGTTCCCAGTTGATTACCTTTTTTGCGCACACGCCGCCAACCACATCAACATCAAACCTGACCAAGTTGATGATTTCGGTTGGATTGAACAGCATGTCTCCATCTATAAACAACAGATGCGTTGCGCCAGAAGCAAGGAACTGTTCAGCCAATCCGTTTCTTGCTCTTGTGATTAACGCTTCATTGCTTGTGAACCTAAACTCCATTTGCCAATTTAGTTGAGTTACCATTTTCTGCAACTCAAGCACAGACTGCATGTAATGCCCATAGCACTGCCCGCCGTACATGGGAGTACAAACCATTAAATGTACTTTTGTCATGTCTTGCCTTAATAGTGTCTGGTTTAGAGTATACGAGAAATTGACCCCGCGCCTGCTCCCGGCCGATACTTGTCACTTTTAGTTTCAAAATCGACCAGCATCCCACCATCGTTCAACGAATTCGAACGAAACCGGCCCAAAATCCCTTGAATCGTTCAAGAATGTTGACGAATCGACCCAGAATGCGACGCATTCGCATCCATCGGCCGCATCGTGCCCCTTGATTGGTCAATCAGGCTAGCCTTGCCCCGTCTGGCACCGGTAATCTGCCATCGTCCAATCCCGCACCCCGTATTCCCTGACGATGCCCCGACCCTCAAGCCCCGTCTTGACCGAATGACACTCTGGGCAAAGGGACTGCAGCCGGTTGACCCTGAATGCATCGGGTCCGATAGCGCGCCAGGGCCAGACATGGTCGACCACGGACGCGGCCCGGATCAATCCTCGATCCTGACAACCTGCGCACAATGGAAACCGCGAGAGCTGCGCCGTTCGCATGCTGGACCATGCTGCACTCTTATAGTGGCGCAGTCCCTCACGAGATGGGGCTTGTTTAGGTGGTGGTGCGTGGCCCTGACACATGGACGATCCGGGCATGCTGGCATGCTGGCATCGCATCACACTGCATCGGGGCCTAGGGATGGTGGGCATCAGGGTAAACCCCTAGACTGCGGTTGTTCTGGATGTTCTACCATCGGGGCATCGCGCCAATCCCTGGTGCGTCAACGTGGAGTCCTAGCATGATTGACAAAGCTTTCAACATCATCGGGCTGGCTTGCCTAGCCGTTTTTGGCGCTGGCTTGCTGGCGATGATGGCAATTC